TTATTCTAGTGCGTCTAACAACTACAGTAGAGTAGGCCAAGTTATGTTTGGTGCTGATAAAGATCAGCAAGTTGCCTATATAAATGATCAATACTCAGACAGTAAAGAAGGCATGACTGGTAATGTTGACTTAGAAGTATATTACGATTCAAGCACAAATAAGTTTGATTTTAGGGCAGACAATAGTTTAAGTCCAGCGGCTTCCGTAACGATGAATTACATCGTTCGCAAGTGGAAATCTTAATCTAATTTCCATGTTTGAAAAGCATCACACATCTCAAGATCGCCAAAGAATTTGGCGTGAGTTTCGCAATCGCGATGACCTCACAATAGAAAAAATTGTAGAAGAATTTAGTTATGTAAAAGTATTAGATAGATACTTAGATTACTATACGCCTAGTTCATGGCCTGACGTATTTACTATACTTTATGATGGCTACTTTTGCCAAACAGGCACTACATTATTAATGATTGCAACACTAGATTACAAAGGCTTCATAAAAGATGACACACTTGTTTTGCCGGTGATAAGTAATAATGATATAGGCAACACAGGAATAGTGTTTGAACTAGATGGTAAGTTCCTTAATTTCTCACCCGGAGAAATGGCCCTTAAGGAAACTGCCTTAGAACATGGCACATTATTTCAGACCCACAAAGTGCCAAAAAAGTCAATTTACTCTTGACTTTTATGTAGTTTTATATTACAATAAAACTCAGGTAAATATATTTTTTAAACAAATAGAACAAATACGGATTTTACACACATGCAAGTTAAAAAGAGAGACGGACGACTAGAAGATTTAAACATAGACAAATTACACAAAGTCGTCATGTATGCCTGTGAAGACATAACAGGAGTCAGTGCTAGCCAAGTTGAAATAAACAGTCAAATACAATTCTTCGACTCCATCCAAACAGAAGATATTCAAGAAACACTAATTAAGAGTGCGGCTGATCTTATCTCAGAAGAAACACCAAACTATCAGTATGTAGCAGGTAGACTAATCAACTATCATTTGCGTAAGCAAGTGTATGAAACATTTACACCACCATGCTTATGTGATATCATTCAAAAAAATATAGATGCTGGATTTTATGATGCAGAGTTTACCGAACTTTATACCAAAGCAGAAATAGATGAACTTAACGAATACATAAAGCATGAACGTGACGAAGTATTAACTTATGCGGCCATGGAACAGTTTCGAGGAAAATACCTTGTGCAGAATAGAGCAACAGGTGAAATATTTGAAACACCACAAGTTGCTTACATGATGATATCAGCAACACTATTTGCAAAATATCCTGCTGAAACTAGAATGAAGTATGTAAAAGATTATTATGATGCAATTAGTTTATTTAAATTAAGTTTACCAACTCCTATTATGGCTGGTGTTAGAACACCACAAAGGCAATTTAGTAGTTGTGTGTTAATTGAAACTGATGACAGTTTAGACAGTATCAATGCAACAACAAGTTCAGTTGTAAAATATGTTTCGCAAAAAGCAGGTATAGGAATTGGTGCAGGCAGTATAAGAGCAGTAGGAAGTCCTATTAGGAGCGGAGATGCTACACATACAGGTGTTATTCCCTTCTACAAATTATTTCAATCAGCAGTTAAAAGTTGTAGCCAAGGTGGTGTAAGAGGCGGTGCCGCTACACTATACTATCCTATTTGGCACTTAGAAGTTGAAGACTTACTGGTATTAAAGAACAACAAAGGTGTTGAAGACAACCGTGTAAGACACATGGACTATGGTGTGCAATTTAATAAGTTAATGTATGAAAGACTTATTGAAGGAGGAAACATTACATTGTTTAGTCCTCATGATGTTCCTGGTTTATATGATGCCTTTTTTGCAGATCAAGATAAATTTCAAGAACTGTATGAGAAAGCAGAACGTATGACTAGCATTAGGAAAAAAAGTATTCCTGCAATAGAACTGTTTAGTGCATTTGTTACAGAAAGAAAAGATACAGGTAGAATCTATTTGATGAATGTAGACCATGCTAACACACATGGAGCATTTTTAGAAGAAGTTGCACCTATTAAACAAAGTAATTTGTGTTGCGAAATTGACTTGCCTACTAAACCATTAACTAGTATAGATGACCCAGAAGGTGAAATATCTCTTTGCACATTATCAGCAGTTAATTGGGGTGTAGTAAAAGATTTAGATGATATGCAGAAAGTATGCAACTTGGCTGTAAGAGCATTAGATGAACTATTAGATTATCAAAGTTATCCTGTATTAGCGGCAGAACTTAGCACAATAAAAAGAAGACCATTAGGCATAGGCATTATAAACTTTGCTTATTGGATGGCTAAAAACGACAGCACATATCAAGAACCTAATTTACAGTTAATCGATGAATGGGCAGAAGCATGGAGTTACGGATTAATAAAAGCAAGTGCAGATTTGGCTGTAGAAAAAGGTGCTATACCAGGCAATGATGAAACAAAATATGGGCAAGGTATTACTCCTAACCAAACATTTAAAGAAGATGTAAACGAATTAGTGAAACATAAAGAAAGACAGGATTGGAAAGGATTGCGTAAGCAATTAGCAGATACAGGAATAAGAAACTCCACTTTGATGGCTATTATGCCAGCAGAAACGTCTGCTCAGATAAGTAACAGCACGAACGGAGTTGAGCCACCACGTAGTTATGTAAGTATCAAGCAAAGTAAACATGGTGTGCTGAAACAAGTAGTTCCTGGTTATCCAAGATTAAAAAACAAATACGATTTGCTGTGGGATCAAAAATCACCGCAAGGATATTTAAAAATTATGGCGGTATTACAGAAGTATATCGATCAAGGTATTTCGGTAAATACTTCATACAATCCGGAACACTACGATGACGAGAAAGTTCCTATGAGTGTTCTTATCCAAGATGTGCTAATGTTTTATAAGTATGGTGGTAAGCAACTATACTATAACAACACCTTTGATGGACAAGGCGAAATAGATATTAATAAAAAAGAAGTAGAACAACCAATGTTCGTATCTACAGAGATTATAGATGACGAAGACTGCGAGAGTTGTAAAATTTGAAGAAGAAATTGAGTGTATTAGACGTAAAAAATAAATCCGATCATACTAAAGCAAAAATGTTTTTGGACATTAATGGCGGCTTGGGTATGCAACGTTTTGACATTATAAAATATAAACAGTTCGAAAAATTAACTGACAAACAGTTAGGCTTTTTTTGGCGACCAGAAGAAGTTGACATTCTCAAAGATGCAACAGACTTTAAAAATCTTACAGACTTTGAACAACACATTTTTACTTCTAATCTTAAAAGACAAATCCTTTTAGATAGTGTGCAAGGTCGTTCACCTAATCTTGCTTTCTTGCCTATAGTAAGTCTACCAGAATTAGAAGCATGGATAGAAACTTGGGCATTTAGTGAAACTATCCACAGTAAAAGTTATTCACATATCATAAGAAATGTTTATCCAGATCCAAGTAAGGTATTTGATGAAATGTTAGATATGGAAGAAATTGTAAATTGTGCAGACAGTATTACTGAGAAGTATGACGAACTTATAGAGTTCAATGAACTAAGAAACAAAGGATACAAATCATATAATGAATATGAGCATAAAAAAGCAATATGGCTTTGTTTGATGAGTGTAAACATATTGGAAGGTGTCCGCTTTTATGTTTCATTTGCTTGTAGTTGGGCCTTTGCAGAACTTAAAAAAATGGAAGGCAATGCAAAAATTATAAAACTAATTGCAAGAGATGAAAACGTTCATTTGGCTAGCACACAGCAAATGTTAAAATTACTTCCTCAAGAAGATAAAGACTTTGCTAAAATAGAAAAAGAAACATATGATGAAGTTACACAGATGTATTTAGATGCTGTTGAGCAAGAAAAAGAATGGGCAGATTATTTGTTCAAAGACGGAAGTATTATTGGACTTAATGCAGAACTACTCAAACAGTATGTAGAATTTATTGCAGGTAAAAGAATGCATGCCGTAAGACAAGCAAAAATATTTAACACAGGCACAAATCCTTTACCTTGGACTCAACAATGGATTGCAGGAGGTAGTGTTCAAGTTGCTCCTCAAGAAACTGAAATAAGTTCTTACGTTATTGGCGGAACTAAACAAGACGTAGAAAAAGACACCTTCAAAGGTTTCAGTTTATAATTCACTAAAATTTACCCCCACATAAATACTAGCATGTATAATTTAGAAGACGATCTCGGAAAAGTTAAATCAATCAAATTATCTAATGGTGTAGAAGTTATTGCAACTCTGCTTTCTGTTACAGACGACAATTTAAATTTAGGTGAGCCTAGAGTTGTTGTAATAAACGATGACGAACTTGCATTAATTCCTTACATATTTACAGGCTCTTCAGAAGAAGTTGTAGTAAGTCGCAGTGAAGTTCAAACTGTAGTTGACACCTTAGAGCAAAGTGCTAAAGACTATCAAGATATCATAGAAGGCAAAGAAGATTAGTATAGATAAATACTAATATGCCTAGTATAGCAAGAGTAAAAACAGACAACGCACAAGGAATAATTACAGGTCCTGGTGCTCCAACCGTAAAAGCAAACAACAAAAATGTATCTGTAGAAAACGACAAAGTAGCCGGTCATGGCGATAGTCCTCACAATGCCCCAACACTAACTAGTAATTACTCATCTACTGTAAAAGCAGACGGTAAAAAAGTCGCAAAAAACGGAACCGTTGCTACATGTGGACATTCAGTATCATCTGACTCTAATGTAAAAGTGGATTAACAAATGGCTAAATTGCTATCTGTTATAGGTCCTCACGCAAGAAACACAAATAATCGATTAAGAGTGCAATGGAACATGGGTAATCCATGTAATTATGAGTGTGAATATTGCCCAACAATACTACACGACGGTTCTAAACCATGGTTCAAAACCGAGGTATATATTGACACCATAGACAGACTAACAACGCATTATACGACGTTAAACAAAGTCTTAGACTATGAATTAATAGGTGGAGAAGTAACTGTAATACCT